CTTATCGATAAGTGCCTCTAGATCCTTTTTATCCTTAAGAACCTTCTCGGTGGTCGCCGCCTAATTATTAACAAAAATACCGCTGAATTTATCATAGGCGTCAGTGAGAGTTTTTGCAGATTTATTAATATTGTCGTTAAGGCCATCCTGAATCTTCTTTTGCTTATCTATAAACGGGTCGAGCATTTCATCAAACACTTTTTTGAGACTATTAGCTTCGTCTTTCATATGCTTCATGCCCGGAACAAGTGCCATAGCACCAACCAGATCAGCGAATCCTTGGCCCGCTTTCTTTATTAAATTGAATAGGCCCATAACAACCTTACTCACCCCTAGTCCAATAGTGTTTACCATACTAGAAGCCGTACCTTTTATAATATCAAAGGCCGCATCTGCAAGATTCGGAAGTTCGGCTAGAAGGTTACCTATAATAGCAAGTCCTATCGAAATTAGCTCGAATGGATTGTCAGGAGTTTTGCCGAAAATATCACCCATCAATTCATTGACCATCTTGGCAACAAGAACGATATTCCATACAGCCGCACCAATGCCTTTGAACAGCCCTATTATTCCCGGGAGCATGGTAGCCACATTTTTGATTGAGGCAAACACAAAGTTATTGATCTTTTCGCCCCAATCCTTTGCCCCTTCACGAAGCTTCGCAATCATGTCAGCGGCCACAGATAACCATGTGAATAGACTTGGACTTATACCAGCCATCAACTGTCGCTGGAAACCCTTGTAAGCTGTTACCAGATCTGCCAGAGCATCGTTAGTTGCTTCGACCCCTGCGATATCGCCTTCACTCATGACCCCGGCAAGCTGTTTATGGCGATTGATAAGTTCCGCAATCGACTCACCTCTGAGTCGGGCAAGATTCAACATACGAACACCGGCCCGTCCGAATACCTTCTGAGCGGCCGCTGTCTTCAGGGATGAGTTCTCCATCTTGTTCATCGCCTTGGAGATCTCAAGGAAAGCATCTGTCGGCATCATAGTCCCAAGCTTCTCAGCTTCAAGTCCCATGATCTTCAAAGCGGCCGCCCCAGCACCCATGCCGAGCTGTGCTTCACCGATAGACTTGGACATGGTACGCAGACCTGTCCGGGCTACTGCAGATGATGCACCCACACGCTGGGCCGCGAATTCAAACGCCAACAGCTTATCGGTAGCGTTCTCTCCCGCCTGCCCAATTGACTGGGCGAATTTCCGAGCTTCATCGAGGTTCTTAAATTCAGAGAGTAGCGTTCGAGCCATCCTCCGGAATGCAAGGGCGAAGATGGTGATCTTAGCAATGGTCGTTGCGAAACTCATCCCGAAACTACTGGACCAACTCTTCGCCCCTTCTGCCGTTGATCGACTGAAGGATTTGAATGAGTTTTTAACAGATCTCAAACCGGATGTGAATTTCGCCGCACCAACAGAAATTGCTACGCCGACCTTTGCTATATTAACAGCCATACTTCTACCTCTTGCATGATGATGCAACAGCCTCTAGGAGGCTCATCTTGTCATCAACTGTGGATGATTTATCAGATTCGTCAGAGATCATAAAGTCCTTGGGTTTCATGGTACCGCCACACATCGAGATGTGGGTCCAGTAGCACAACCAAGCATTACGCTCGTCTGCTCGTCTTTCACCGAATGGCTGGATACTGTAGTATGTAACCCATTCAGCGAACTCTGAAGAGGAGATCTTTTCCTGCGCCTCTCGAACGGACATCTTCAGGTGACCGGCCAAGGTAAACCAGAATGCCCGCTCGGGACGCTTTCTTAGTTTCCCGCCTTCTCTTCGATATCCTCAGAGTCAAGACCGTTAAGCTTCTGAACAGCTTCCACAATGCGGTCGAGTGCCTTGCCGCTCTTCCCGGAGATGGATGGGATGTCTTTATCATCAAACAGAGTCTCGCCATCTTCGCCGATAACGCTCATGATTGTCATCTTGGCACGCAGGTCTTTCGTGGACATGATCCGTCCATTCGCTCCCATGCGCGATGCCATCATGCCTTCCAACAGGTCACGCTGTTTTCCGGTCATTTCGCGGATGATAATATTTCCACCCCACTCAGGGATGTTTACGGTCTCGCGGGCTAAATCTTTAGCGCCGAGGATTTGGTCTCTTGTGAGCATAATGCCCTCCTAATGTTGCCTAATTAGTAGATTAAGATTCTGGAACGAATGTCGGTGAACCCGAAAGTTTCAACGTCATAGTCCCGCTGATTTTGTCACGCTTAACAGCAGTGAACTCATAGTTCTGAACTGCGCCAGACGCGGCAAAGGTCGCGGCAGTAGAACCACCACGAAGGGGGAACGTAACCGTGATTGTTTCCATCGCGCCGGTCAGCGGAATGGCCTCATCAGGATCATGATGCAGATCCAGTTGAAGTGTGCCGGGGTCGTACATATCAGAAGGCAGGAATGGCATTCCGCCTGTAGTTCCGATATGGCTCATGTCGATCATCTCACGACTTTCACCCGACCAACGAATGGAGTCGACATAAGCTTCAAATGAGCTTGTACCGAATACGATGGTAGTTCCATCACCAATGTCATTAGCTGGCATAATATGCCTCCTTGTTTATGTACTGAACCAGTGGACCTCAAGACTGAGATGAATCAGATGGACACTCTCCTCTGAACCGTCCACAGGTGGGATAAAAGAATCTGTGCTTCCGTGATAATATATGCTTCGGACCTTACTACTTCCAATGTCCCCGCGAATAGATGCCAATAATGCTATTAAAGGTTCCTCTACGGCTTCTCCTGACACAGAGGTTTCGGATGCAACGGTCAAAGTGTACATGGACATCCTGAGCGGAGTCTTACCCGAGAGGTGGTCTTCGATGTCCATAGACTCCCTGATGATCGTCATATAGGGGTATACGGCATCCTCAGGGACATATAAGTCAAAGAGTCTGTCTCCGATCTGGTCAGTCACATCTGTGTCTGCCAGTATGAATGTTACTAGGTCACCTGTTAAACTCATTTCTTCACCTTGCTTGCGGCGATCTTGGCCGCCTTTTCTGACGCTTTTCTGGACTCGGATATCAGCATTACCTGAACAGCTTTGCTTGTCTGCATCTCTGCTTTCTCAACAACTCTGTACGCCCGGGCATTGCCGCCCTTAGGAAACTTATGACCCTTCTCAATGAGATGGGCGATCCGGGATGGGTTACGCTTGACGATCACAACTGACTTGGGCTTCTTTCGAACCACCTTGGTTCCCAGCTCAACAGAGGAGTTGATCTTCCATGGCCGGTTTCCGAGCGTGGTCTTATCGTTGGCCAGAGGATTGGATACGGTGCCCCGGGATGTTCGATACTTCCCCCTGTTCCCCATGGCGATTTGGCTGGCATGCCATTTCTCCATGGAGTGAGCCTTCTTGAGATCCACACTGTGTTCGGATTCGTTATTTGTCTTCAGCCCGACAATGGCCAGACCGATCTTACTCTTCTTGTACCAGATACCCTTAACCTGTACCGCGCTCTTTTTGCTCAGCGCCCCGGTAATCTTCTTAGGACCGCCACTGGCCCCACCATAGATGGCAACCATCCGTGGTTTCATAATCTTACGTGCCGCCTTTTTGGCCGGGGTGAGAAGGGACCGGCTATTGGCCACACCCTTCTCGAAATCTTCTAGAGCATCGCTGATATCAATATCGGTGCGCATCATTCCTGACTGCGAGGAAATACTTCTGTTTGTAGCCATTAGGTAACCACCTCGATTGCCAGAATTGTTGTCATCCTGCGATCACCGCGCATGTCCATGGCGGACTGAATCTCAAGGACCCTGTCACCGTCACATGCATTCTTGATGATCACACGATCCTGAGGTCTGATGTCACTGCGAAATCTGGTGACGATCCGGGTGATCTGGCGAGACTCTACGCGTTCGGCATAAACAGACTCAGAACCATACTGGCCACGCACATCACATCTGACCGTTGCGTAGGTGGAATATGTCCGCTCTACATGGGCGTGAGCATCCTTGGTTGTAGTGAACCGCTGAAGCTCCATCGTATGTCGTAGTTTACCAAATTGCATTAATAGAACTCCGGTACCAATTCGGCACCGAGTAGCATCTGTGCCGTCTTGTTTTGGCTCAAGGAAACCTCTGCGCTCATAGCAGGATGCTCGTACATGTCGGAAGCAATCGCTATGATGGCCTGTCTGGTGGTCTCAGGGATTGCATGGACCTCAATGACATCATCCACAGAGAATGAGTAGGTTGGAGCTGTAGGGACTGTCAGCGTCCAGATGCCGCCGTTATTCGTTGCCCCGCGATAACCGTATGCCTCGCGCTGGCCGGTGGCGTTGATTACATAAACAACACCTGTGGCCGGGATCGTTCCAGTGAAGTCGGCCACAAGGGAAGTAGTGGTCCAGCTATCGAATGTCCCGGCCTGCTTGGGATACCCAGCAGTATAGTTGACAGTGACAGCGGCTTCCACAGGATAAATAGACGGGTAGGTCTGACCATAGTCTTTCGTGACTCTACCCGGAAGTGATGTCGTATCGACCCTGTACAGGTCGCTCGACAAAGTCTGTTGATCACCAGCGGTATCAAGGTACGTAATGGACTCGACAGACACAAGGGGTGGTTTTACAGGAAGGAGGGTGTCTAACAGATAATCCAGAGTCATGCCTATACCCTGTTGCACGATTGCACGCCGTTGATATGTCTCAACCATCATGCGTGCCCCGGCCAATAGGGCAGACAGATACGAATCCTCATCTGTGTCAGATGTGCAGAGTCGCAGTGCTTTCTTGAATTCGAATAGAGATACTGGTTCGAACGCTGGAGGCGTGACTACCGCGTATCCTCTGAATCTATTGTCCATTGTCATATTATTTCCTTTATCCATTCACTGTCGGTGGTTCATAGTAGTAAGACATGATCAAATTAATAGAGCCTACGTCATCTGTGATGTCGTCGTTGTACTCTTGTTCCATCTTTCCGCCTTTGCCCATAAAAAACGGCCTTGATAATCTGCTGGTAACCGCTGGAACAGCTTTGATAGGGCTCACTAGAACGTCAGTTCTGCTCATGTTTTTGTCTTCGATATACAGTGTTGTCTCTGAGTTGCCGTTTGGCGTACCACCAGCGATTGTTGTTGCCTCAAACATATAAACATCTTGAGTGCTGTATACGATAAACATCAGGTCTTCATTGGCACCAGCGGCTGTGATAGCGGTGGCGGCGTCAGGAGATGAGAAAGCGTATCCGTTTTCATAATAGTCGTCCCATGCCTCATTAGAGCCGTACACGCTAACATCAGTATTAACCCAATGCATTGTGAGTGCATAGTAGTGTCCGACATTTAATAGCTCGTTAGTAGGAACTTCAAGCGCACACCCAGCAACAAACGAGTCTATATGATAAGACCGCTTCCCACCATACAGGTCAATCACCACGGAGGCTTCCTGTTTGCCTGTGATGCCCGCATCACCGAGCTTGGTGTATTGTGTCCCGTCATCAAGTGCTGTAGTGCCTGAGACTGGCATAGTTGTGCCCATATCCCATAGCTTCAATTCAAGCTCACCCGGGGGAGGCACAGAGATAAGGTCGTCAAGTATTACATAACCGTCCCTTTTTTCTTTCTGTACGCGATAACCAATCTTCACGATATCGGTGGCATCTGCAGGTGTACCACCGTCTGCTGTCATCTCGTCAACTATAATGACAAATTTGTACCATGATTTCTTGTCTGGCTGTACCACTGCTTGGCTGTTGGTGTTGCCTGCCGAGTCCTCTACAAATACCCGCATTTTGACATCTTTATACTCTTTGTTTGAGTACATCCAAAACTCGCCAGTGTACCCCGAAAAATCTGTTGTGGCAAATGCTCTTGCCCACTCATCGCCATTATTACCATCTGCTGGCAGAAACATTGCTTGGTCACCCTCGTAAACCTCAGAGGTTTCAATCTCTGCCTCGTCACCTGTTGCAATCCAAACTGCCTGTAAAGCCGCGTCATCTGCATAGCTCTCAAAATCATCAAATCCACACCAGCCGCACTCTCAACTGTAATGTCAATTCCGTTGATATTGTCGTGAGACGCCTTGAATACCTGTCCTAAAATGTTCCCATCTGAAACTACGCCGTGGATATTCCGCGAGCTTTCCATTTGCTCATTCACTATCTGAGGCCGAAGTCGCAACTTGTTTAGCTGACCCTTCTGAATTAGGAAATTATCGCCATTGGCTGTTTGTTTCGTGAAAGTCTTAGGAACCCCGAAGTCCTGCACGTTAACATCCATACCACCTAACGGGTTTACCGATGAGGCTATTTTCTTTACTACACTAAATATTGCGTCCAGCATTTTTACACCTCTATAAGTTCGCTTTCTTCTAACTAGGTATACGTCAAATTGGCGCGTTCATCCCATTCCTGATCGAATTTCTCAGAAGCCCATTGTGTTGACGTAACATTGCCAGACACAGAGATCTTTTTGATCAACCAAGACTCAGTGCTCGTAAGCGCACCGCGAGGAGCCCAGCCAATGTAAGTGGTATTGGCATCTGGTTCGTCTATCTTCTGTTGGCTTGCGCCACCACCGGGATTTACTGTTCTTGGTAGATCGCTCATTTTAATTAACCTTCAAGGATTGCGATCAGTTCAGCTCTCTTGGCACCCTTAGGCGCTTCGAGGTCAGCATCATTGATACGCTGTTTAAGTTCTTTCACTGTGAGGTCATTAAGATCCTTGCTCTTTTCTACAGGCTCTTCAGCCATCCCGGCTTCCTTGACAACACCATAACCGTTACGCCGCATGTAGCGGATAACATTCACATCATTACATTTGTGGATGCCACTTGAGAAGTGTTCTTCACCATAATCAAATGCCATTTCAACTTGTATTTTCATCATAACTCCTTAGGAAAATAAGGGGGTCATTGCTGACCCCCTTACCCTCAATCAATTAGGCAACATTGTCAGAGGTCAGACCACGATACTTGAAGCGGCCGGCGCTTGCGATGTAAGTCACAACAGCCTCGTCAGTGCCAGTAGCGAGAGAAATGTTCGCAGACACATAACGATAGTCCTTGCCGTCTTCCCCACCCTTCTGTGCCAGTTCTTCTGCGAGGACCGATCCGAAGACATAGTCCCCAACAGCGTCAGGCGCGGCGGCGGGAGTAACAACTTTGATGATTGCTTCATCACCACTGCCGTCACTGAGAGTGTTGGCAATGATGTTGAATACGATTGCGCTCGTACCGACAGTACGGAAGAACTGAATCAACAGCTCTTCGAAGTCGCGCATATCGAGCCAAGCAACATCCGTGAGGGTAGTTGCGTTGGGATCGAGATCGTACGAGGTAACTGCGATATTTGCAGTCAGTTTTTCGACATTAATAGTATTAGCCATTTGTAATACTCCTTATGCTCTTTCGGCCAACGTTACGAACGGAGACAGAGTGACAGCACTCTGCTTAGGCGTCAAGGCGGATCTCCACCAAGGCTGGCCATCGTTGTAAACGTTGAACTTGAATGCGGTTTCGTTGCTTTCGAAGCGAACGTGGACGGACTGAGCGAACTCAACTCCACCAAGCTGACCTTCGAGGTACTCATCCCAGTTAAGAAGAGCGACATCGCCCTTGTCACCGAGAGTGCTCATATTCTCATCCCATACAACGGGACGACCGAGAATAGTGTCAGGAACATCAACGCCGTTACCAGCAGTGAAGACCTTAACATCAGTATTACTCAGAGCGATATGAGCCTGACTGACGGACTCGTAACAGTCCTGATTGATCATCCATACAGCCTGATTGTAACCCCAGATACGAGCACGCATGCGCTGAAGGTTAGAACCAGTGATGGTATCAGCAGTCTGGGAACCGTCTTTGGCAACAGTGATCAGCGCAGGGCTGTTCAGGACACCCATATACTGGCCAGCGCCAGTACCACGAAGACGCTCACCGTTCAGCTTGCTACGATACTCAGTGCTGAAACCAGCCTGAATAAGAGCGGCGAAACTGGAAGGACTGCGAGTAATCAACTCATCAGTACCATAAGCAAGACCCATGAGAGCTTCTGCACTCAACTTGACCTGCTCGTAGGTACCCTTACTTGCGGCCACAGTTTGAGCTTCACCCCGGCGATAGACACGGAATCCGCCGGTCACAGAGGTGCTGTGATCTTTATCAACACGGGCATTAATATGCACAACCTGAGTGTCCATAGGGATCCGGGTAGAACTGAGACCTGTGTCTGCCTGAATGGCAAACGGATCAGTCTCCATAACACCAGCAAGAACACCTTCTGGAAGAAGGAATCCACCAGAGGGATCGCTGAACGTAGCGGCCTCATCAGAACCAACAGCGGCAAACTTCTTCAGCTTGTCACTCACGGATCCGAGGGATGCGTTCTTGACATCAATGAGGAATTCTGCATGGTTCTTATAGCCACCCATGGGGTCGCGATCTTCGCCGTGAGAAACCTGAATGGAGGCCATACGCTGATCGAGATCAGCAATCTTGCCTTCAGTGTCAGTCATCTGTTCACCGAGGTTTTTGACTTCGGAACTTACGCCATCAACCTTTTCAGCGATGCGGTTCTGCATGCCTTCGATAGCATTCTTGACGCCTTCGTCAAGCTTGATTGTACCTTCAGGAGTCCCGGTAGGACCATTGAAGATCTGTTTTTTTGTGTTGGCCATTTTAGCCTCCAATTTGGTTTAACATTTCAAGGAACTCTTCTCTAGCGACTTCTGCCTGCGTCTCGTCATCACGACTCACCGTTGAGACCTTTGCCTTGGCATCACGCTTCGGCAGACCCTCCTCTCGGAGCGCCTTTTCTTCTTCCCGTTTCCGAGTCGCACTGGCCATCTTGAGATGACGCTCCGGAACTCCGGGGAGAAGGTTCAAGTCGAACATGCAAGCGGCGATCTTGGCATCTTCGAGCAAATTAGTTGCGAAGCCCATTTCAAGAGCTTCTGGGCCAGACGACCATGTGGTCGAGTTAACCATGTTCGTGATCTCTTCACGATCCATGCCGGTACCCTTTTCATAAATCTCTTCCAGCATATTCTGGACACGATCAAGTTCATCAGCTTCATTGCGCATATTCTCTGCGTCACCACTGACATACGACCACGGCTTGTGGATCATAATATCAGACGACTCAGGCATCTCGCGGACATCGCCTGCCATAAAGATCACTGATGCAATCGAAGCGGCCACAGCATCAACTCTGGTCGTTACCGTTCCGGGGAACTGGCGCAGAGCATTATAGATTGCCAGACCTTCATACACAAGGCCACCGGGGGAATTGATCCGAATAACAACCTCATCAGAATCGATCTGCATCAACTCTTTAGCGAACTCTTTGGATGTAATCCCGTCCCACGCATCTCCGATAATATCGTAGATCATGATCTCAGGGACTTCTTTGTCCTTATTGACCTTGAACCATTCATGGTCTTTATCAAACTCGAATGCGCCCTTGTCACCGAGGTTCATGAGCATACCGTTCAGCCATAGCTTATTCTTCATCATCTGTCACTTCCTCCATTTCTTCTTCAGGGTCTTCATCAGGTTCTTCTTCGTCTTCATTTGATCCAGAGTCCATGTTCATTGCTGTAAGGAATTCATCGCCGCCTTCGCGTGCATTCATATCTTCCATGGCGCGTACTTCATTTGGTGAGAGGTAACCGTTCTGGATACCGGACACATAGAATTCTTTTCTGTCGGCCATGTTACCCCTTGTAAGTTCGAACGTATTGAACCGAGCATAGACAACGCCCCACCGTGCTCTGGGGATCAGGCTGATTGTGGTTGCATCCTCGATACGTTTGATCCAAGGGTTAAATGACCAACGAAGCAGGTCGGATGACTGAGCTTCAAGAGTTGACCAGCCTTTAGCCTGCTTGGTATCACCAACCATATATGGAGGGACACCAAAGATGGCGGCGATCTCTTCGCGGGTATAGCCTCTGGTTTCGAGGTACTGGGCGTCTTCGTTCGTCATAGAGATATGCTCAAACTTCGTACCCTCTTCCAGTATGGCAACCTTCCCGGTGTTCTCGGTGCCGTAGCTGGTCTGCCATGATTCACGCAGGCGTTTGAAGGCACCGTCATCGAGTCGCTGAGGAACTGTGAGCACCCCGGGAGGCACTGCTACATTGTCGAAAAATTTACTGCCATGCTTCCGCATCTTACTGGCCGAATTGATTGACTCAGCGGCATACTTAATAGGGGAGACCGGATTCACTCCATCGATGGTTGCGTACATACAATAGTAGGCATCGTTCTGAGTGAATGTTTCCGTTGCCTGAAAGTTCTTCTTCTGCACATTCTGGACAGACACAGAGGTAAAAATATAACTGCCATCAGCAGACTGGTCGAACTTCGTGTAGTCAGGATGGTAAGGAATGAGAGCAACGACTTTGCCGTTTGAATAAACCTTCTTGGACAGGAAGAAACCACGCAGGCACATGTTGATCATGTTCCACTTCCAGTAATCGTAACCGGACATCCATGTGCATGGCTTAATCTTGAGAATCGAGTACAGAGGATTGCCTTTGGCCAGTGTTTTGTTGCCCTGCTCATCCTCTTTGAATAACTCAAGATCCATCTGAGCTATCCCATCCGACAGAATCCTTACACATGAAAAGACCGTAGCTTCACGCATGGCCGACTCCGCAGATACTCCGCCGCGAGAATACATAAATCCAGATCCACCAACATCATAAAATAGATCGTTCATCGGATCGAGTTGGTTCTGTTTTTCTGGCGTAAAAAGTCTCACGACTTCGGTCAATAGATTCTTCATGCATATGTCTCCTATTACATTCAATATAAGAACGCGTATGCCTTCTTCAAGATGGGATAACCACTGCTTTCATATTATTGCTATTATTGTTCGACAGTTTTACGTTTCTTGTTGCAATTACGGCACACGCGATATCTGACTATGTAGTTATCTCCGGGCTTAGTGTCGTACACAAACATTGTTGTTCCGCAATTTTTGCACTTGATACCTTTCGTCATATCCTTGCCGGTCGGCTTAGATGTATCTGATTTCTTGTTCTTCATAGACACTGCGCTCTTCCTCTTCGTGGACCATGCGTAGACCAGCGGCCATAACTAAGGTGACGATTCCATCGACCTTCATCACTGACTCGCGACTCATCTTGCACGGTTTTATGTTTCCTGATTCATCCTCTTTCACGGTGACGTTTGCGGCCATCCATGAAAGTACGGGGTTGTTGTGTAGGATCTGGCCGCCGATGACTAAAGCTTCAAATTCTTTCGCCGGTTCATTCATCGAAACCATACCCTGTCGAAATTCTACCATATTATCAAAGCCCTCTTTCTCTAGACCGAGGACAAACTGAGTCGCGTTCCAAGGGTCGAAGCCCCACTTCTGGACATCATACTTTCTTTGAGCGATCTCCATATCGTGTCTGATATACGTGTAATCAATACGATCCTCTCCAGCGATCTTCAGGTAACCGGCATCCACCCATGGGCGATAGTATCCGGTCGTGTCATTGTGGACGGCATTCTCGCAAGTGTAACAATTGAGTAATGTACGACCGTCTTCGAACAGCAGTGAGAAGCATGACAGGTCAACCTTTGATGATAGGTCGATCGCACCCCAGCATCTATTCTTCAGGAGATCCTTGGTAGCATACTCGCATT